TACAGTGAAGATTATACAACGGCGCTGGATCGTGTAGTCATTCGCCGATTAATCGAAGGTGGATTTGATTATTGGGTGCAGGTAGAAAATCCAGTGGCGGGAGATGGAGCGCTTATGCAAGTTGCCGGGCGACCGCATATAGGCGTGGTCATCGGGGGTGGTTGGCTGCTACATATAGAGAAAGGGTCAGGTTCGGTAATTGAAAATTATCAATCGCTTAAGATAGCGAATATGCTTGAGGGGTTCTATCGCTACGCGCCATGAATGCCATCATTCATCCCATCGACGGCGAAATATTCGGACCGAATGATAAGGTTCGATTTTACCTATTTGAACACGCGCTAAGGTCCAATCGGGAGATATACGAAGTACCTGCCGGGCTATCAATTACTGAAGCCGTGCGATTGGCGCTGGATTTGAATGCGGGCCAAACAACATCACGTAAATTTGCGGTCTATTTACAGGATGGCACACGCGTCCCTGAAAATATGTGGGACCATGTTCGCCTGAAGCCTAGTACGTCGGTGGTGGCACGCCCGCTGGCTGAAGCGCCCGTCTTTGCTATCTTCGGAGCCTTAGCGTCGATGGTAGCCACCGCTAGTGCCTTCTTTACCAGCCTTGGCTTCTTTGGTCAGTTGCTGCTTACCGGCATAACCATCGGGGCCAAGTTTCTATTAAGCAAGTTGTTCGCGCCTAAGCCAGCCGACCAGCCTGACAAGTCGGATGCCGTACCTTTCTATAGTATCTCTGGTTCGCGCAATCAAGTCGCGCAGTGGCAGTCGATACCGCTTATCCTTGGGCGGCATCGCATTACACCACCACTAGCTGCATCGCCCTACACCGAGACAGTGGGCGACGAGCAATATCTGCGGCAGCTTTTCTGCAATGGCTACGGGCCGCTCTATATTGAACCGGGCACCGAGAAGATTGGTGAAACACTGGTCAGCACGTTTGAGGAAGCGCAGATTGAGCATCGCCCCGGCTATGGCGTATTTGAAGGACGTACAACCCTCTACCCGAGTTCAGTTATCGATCAGCCATTGTCGGTCGAATTACTGCAAGTCGACCCACCTACCAGCTTCACCACGGCAACTGATACGACGGTGGTAGGACTTGATTTCATGTGGCCACAGGGCCTGACCAACTATGATGATAAGGGCGAAGACAAAGACCGCAAAGTTAACATCTCAATACGCTATCGCATACCGCCAAGTGGTGGGTGGACTTCGATACCCTCAATCAATTTTCAGGCACAGACGCAGAAAGTTATTCGCAAGACGGTCACCTATCAATTTCCTGCCGCTGGTCAGTACGAAATTGAAGTACATAAGGAAACAAAAGAAGCTGGTGCAGATTTCGAAAAGAATAACTGGATTGCCGTCGATACAGTGCAGTGGACGGCGATACGCAGTTTTCGAACCGGCGAGCCGGTCAGATTTACCGACGCTCCCATATCGATGACAGCCATACGCATACGGGCCAGCGGTCGGTTGAACCAAACGGTTGACACCTACAACTGTATCGTGCAATCGCGCGTCACGGCATTTAACGGCACCTCGTGGGTCGCCAACACCCCAAGTCGGTATCCCCCGGACTTGTTCCGCTGGGTGCTACAGTGCGGGGCCAACAGACGCCCCTATCCGGATAGTAAGATTGACTTGCCAGCGCTTCAGGCTTGGTGGTGGTATTGTTATCAACAAGGTTTTGTTTATGATAAGGTAATCATTGACCAGATGTCGGTTTTTGATTTGCTTACGGAAATATGCGCGGCAGGCCGTGCCATGCCTATATTTAAGGATGGCAAGTGGTCAGTCGTGTGGGATGATCAAACTGTCCCGATAACCCAACTATTCACACCACGTAACTCTTGGAATTTTGAGGAGCAACGTGACCTAGACCCAATCCCACACGGGTATAGAATACGTTTTGCAAATGAAGATAAAGGTTGGCGCGAAGACGAGCGTGTCGTATACAACGATGGATATTCCAAGGCGAACGCGACCCTACTGGAAGGGTTTGACACGCCCGGACAGACGCATACAAACCGGGTTTGGCGACATGGCCGGTACCATCTAGCGCAGCGTATCTTGCGCCCCGGCATCTATACGCTTTACACAAGCTGGGACGCTTTGCCGCTTATCCGGGGAGACCGGGTTAGGGTCAATTATGATACGTTCAAGTACGGTTTGTATTCTGGTCGTGTGGTCAATGTTTACTCCACAGCTTCCGTGCAAACGGTTGAGATTGACACGAACATAACGTTGGCCGGTGCCAGCGATTATATGTTCCGATTCCGGTTGGCCAATGGGCAGTTTCTAGAGCGATCGGTGCTGGCGGGGCAGACTGGCGAATTTACAATCGTTAAGCTTGTGGGCACAGGGTTGCCGATGCCCGCAACTAATGATCTGTTCACCTTCGGTTACTCAGGCGGGCTAGATAGCCGGGTGCTGCGGGTCACTGGCATTGAGCCGATGGATAACTTGGTGCATCGCCTCACACTGGTGGCGGATGCGCCTGAAATCGCTTATGCTGACACAGGCCAGATACCTGACTATAATGAAGGTATCTCGAATGCCATCGACCCGTTTACGCTGCCGCCGCGTAATTTGCGGGTGACCGATTACGTTTATGCCGATGGTGGCACGCGGTATTGGGCGGCTATGCGCGTGACATGGGAACCGCCAGCCTACGGCAGGACCGTTCAGTTTCAGGTGCAGTACCGCGAGGAAAAGGACCTCGCCTATATTACTGGTGGGTCTTATGGGCCAGCGGAAACTACCGCTGAAATCAGACAGCTTGAGGCGGGCGTTTATACCATTCGCGTTCGTTGCATCTTTGATAACGGCAAGTTTTCTGATTGGGCTGTGGCACCGGCCAAAGCGACTACAGAATTTTCGACTCCGCCTGCTGACGTAACCGATTTTCGCATTTCGACAATGGGTGACTTGTCGGTTCTGCGATGGAATGAAGTGCCGGGGGTTGGTATTAGCTACGATATTCGCTATGCCTCTGACGGTGTGACCGCACCGACGTGGAATGTCGCTACACCCCTCATTACAGCACTAACAAATAATGCACAGATCGGCACGCGCACTGGTACATTTTTCATCAAGGCTAAGAAGCCGTGGGGCGTTACTTCGACCAATGCGTCGTTGATTTACACCAATGTCGCCAGCCTCACTAATCTAAACTATGTCACCGAAATAGTTGAGGAGCCGTTGTGGGCGGGTACCCACGACGGCACACAGATCGCCGACGAAGAATTGCGGCTGATTGTAGATGCTACAGGATTCGCTTATAATGTGAGCGGCACTTATAATTTCAAGAATTCAATTAATCTTGGTGAGCTTTCGACAGCACGGTTATCTTTGTTTCTTGACGCTTATGGGTTTAATCCTCAAACCTCGATGGCGACGTGGCTTAAGTTATCGACGATTAATCCGCTAGATACAATTGACAAGACGGTGTGGTCGGTGCAGCCTGAGTACCGGCTTACGACCGTGAACCCCACACTTAATCAATGGGGACCGTGGCAACCACTATCACTAACGGACGTAAATGCTTGGAGCATTCAGTTTCGCATTGTGCTAACAGGCAAGTCGCAAATTGATATTGAGACTGATAAGATACAGGCGATGGCAACGCCATCCATACAGCGGTTATGGGTGCAAATCGATATGGCCGACCGCATCGAACAAGGTGAGGACATAGTGGCCCCGGCAACGGGCAGCACGATAGTCTTCCCCAATGGCAAGTACCGTGTCATACCGGCTGTTGTCATTACGCCGCAAAACATGATCCAAGGTGATTACTGGATTGTCGATAATAAAACGACGACGGGGTTCAGGGTGCGATTCTTTAATGTGGCCAATGCTGGTAAATCTCTAAAATTCGACTGGATGTCGAAAGGCTGGGGTCGGACATGACACAATTTAATTTCGGCACCATCGTCGCCAGTACCAAGTCCGGTTCGGGCCTTGCGGCTGACCTCAATGCATGGCGTGATGCGCTGCACACGGGGCACAAGGGGCCAGCCCGTCCCACGTACAAGGTGGCTGGTCTTAGCTGGATTAATGACGCTGCCGCCCCATGGGTGGACTACGTGTATGATGGCGTAGGGGATGCGCTCCGGGGTTTCATTGACCCGTCCACACATCGTTACTCCACGGCAGGCAATTTTGCCAAGACCATTACATCGGGCGGTGTGACGGCGCGGCTGGCTGATTGGGGCACGTTGTTCAATCTAAGCGGTTCAGCGGCGCAGACGGTTGCCATTGACCCGAAAAGCTCACTCCTTGCTGGTTGGTGGATACGGGTTATCGCACAAAATATTGCTGTCACCATCAACCCGTTCGGTGCTGAAACGGTGGATGGTCTGGCGCAGATTATCCTCCCCTCTGGTAGCTCCATTACGGTGTTCTATGACGGCACCAACTTTTGGACAGATGCCAACGGTGGTGGTGCATCGGCCTTTCCGGTCGGGGGTGTGGTCTACGTTCCTGCTAGTGCCCCGCCTGCTGGCTTTCTCCGTATGAATGGTGCACTCATCTCACGGGAGACGTATGCGGGCCTGTGGGGCTTCGCACAGGCGAGCAGCAACATTACGCCCACTGACGCAGAATGGCTGGAGGGCAGATTTAGTCCGGGTGACGGTGCCACCACATTCCGCCTGCCAGACGCACGAGGCAATTTCATTAGGCCGTGGGACAATGCCCGTGGCGTCGATCCTAGTCGTGCGCTAGGCACGCTACAGGCCAGCGCACTCGCCACCCACGGCCACACAGGCTGGACCGGAGGCGGCGGCTACCACAATCACTCCGCCTACGGTGGTACAGACGCCCAAGGCAATCACCAACATTTAATCGGCGGTGATTTCCGTGGTTCGGGTGTGTCATCAAACGGCGGTTATCTGGTCAACGGCGGCACCAACGTCGGGACCAGTTGGGCAGGAACGCACCAACACAACGTCTCTGGTGGCTATACCAGTATCGTTGACCATCACACCCACGCGGTTGGCATTAGCGATTATGCTGGTGCTGCTGAAACGCGGCCACGAAACATCGCCTTGCTGGCTTGCATCAAGTATTAGGAGGCAACAGTGAGAAAATTCTATAATTACAATTCCGCCACGCGAGAGTATACTAGCGAGGATGAAGCTGATCCCAACCCATTGGTACCGGGTGACTATCTATTACCGGCGTACGCTACTTTCAAGCCGCCACCCGAAACCATCGAAGTAGGCAAACAGGCGATCTTTGACCTTGAGAATGATGAGTGGGTAGTTCAAGATATACCGCCACCCATTATTGACCTAGCAGCAAATCTCAGGGAAATGGACGATGACCGCTTCGACACAATAGGAGACTTGTTCAATGCCTAGCCAAAAGATTCTTACAGAAGCTGCGAACAAGGTGTTCTGCCAGCGAGTCGCCTTTATCGCATTTCAAGTTGCGTCCAAGGTAGCCGGGGAATCCCCGGACACGCCGAACCATCTGGAGCGGGCGCACTATGCCGAGCATATCTTTCGTGGGGAGGAAAAGGCGCTTTTGCTGACAATGCATGTGGTGGCGTCTAGCCCGGAAATATGTGCCTTGCTGGAGGAAGGTGGGCAGGATACAGTCGGCGATGATATGTTGACGGCAGCGGTGGAGGCAGTGTGGGAACCGCGTGCGATGGCGTGCGGTGCTATTCATTCGGAGGTGCAGCGAGTAAGAGAATTGGCGGTGCAGACTGGCCAGATTTCCCAAGAATTAGCGACTACACGGGAACGTATGATGGTGGCTAATAGTCCAGCTAATCCGGGAGGTATAGCTA